CTTTACTGATCCAGGAATGCTCACACGAGATACTAATGATGGTATAGAAGATTTCACCTTTATTATGGATATTGATGTCGGTACGGATTTATATGGAACAGGTGGATTTGGTGGAATTATATTTTGCGTAAATTCATCAACTCCTGATTCTAATAATTATATAATAAATTGGGGTGTTAATATATGGGATGCGAAATATGGTAAGGCTGCAACTCTATTTTATTTTGGAAAAGATTCACCAGATGGCACTGCTGCCGCTGCTACTACTATTATGAATGGTTATTATGATTCAACATCAACAACATTTACAATTAAAGTTGTTAAATCTGGTAATGATATTAGTATATATTATGATGGGACACTAATAGATAAATTAGTTGGAACAGCTAATTTCACAGTAAATGATACAACGTATGATACAGGTAATATAGGATTATCTTTTTCTGAATTGTATACTGCGACAAATACGGAGTTTACATTTGTTAGTCTAACTGACGATGGAACTCCTACAGCACGTAGACGGATAATGATAATATCTTAAAAAATATATTGAAGTTAAATTTGCAATTTAGTATATGCGAAATTAATATAAATAATTAAAATTAAGATTTATAGGAGATATATGGAAAATTTATATGAAGATCTTTATGGCGATATAAAACATATGCTCAATAATACTAAACGTAAATTGGGTGTGAATAATGTTAATCTTAATAAGTCTGATTCTGATGATGAAACCATCACGACGAATTCTAACTATAATAATGGTAAAATTGTTATAGATGAGGAATTTTGTAAACGATTAGTTTCGTATTTAGAAAAGGAAATTGATAAATCATTTCCAAACCAAACTAAACTGAAAGCAGTATTAACTCATGAAATACGTAAAGTTGCTAAGAATGGTGATGATAAAGAGCTTAAAAAAAATGTAGAAAAAATTAGAGATATTATACTTAAAGAGAAAGTTAAATTTATGGATAATGTTGAAAAACGGGTTGCTAAGATTCTTATTACTAAATATTAGGAGTTTTTTATGGGCTATCATGCTTATCTAAAGTCTTTTTCAGACAAAAAAGAAGTCGTTATAAATATCAAAGAAAGTATGACAAATTCTAAAGATTTTGTTAATATTTTTTTGGAGTACACAGTTAATAAATCAGATGAAGATAAAAATAAATTATTCGACGAGGTTATTGGCGAGATGGCTAATATGATCGTTGGGTGTGATTAGGTCGGGTATTATGGACAGACAAGCAGAAACAAAAATTAGCAATCTATCTAATAGAAAGCAATCTCTTCAAGATAGAGTTAAAAAAGAAAAAGAAAAAATTACTAGTATTGGTGAAGTTGTTGGGCGGTTAGATGCCCAAATTCAAGACTTAGATGATAAGATTGATAATATTAAAAGTAAATATGATGATGATGAACCATCAGAAGAAATCGAGGAAGATGCTGATGCTGCCACAACTACAGGAGCATTAGATGCTGCGTCATCATCTAGTGGTGGGGATTTCGGAGGATGGAGACATTATTCTAAAATGGGTAGTATATTAAAGCGAAAACGTAAATCATCAGATGGTAAAAAGAAGAAAAAGAAGAAAAAAAATAAGGTATATGAAACTTATATAGATACTATGTGGATTGAATCTCAATTGAATGATTAATTATGGAGTGTGATAATGAATATACCTATTTTCGGTAAAGATAACCCGTTTGCTAAATTTTTTAGATTTTCTAGATTGAATGATACTAATGTACAAGAAGAGAAGGAAAAGGCTAATAATAGTCGAGGTTATTCCCAAGAACAAATTGATTTTGGTTATGCGTCATTTATGAACTACGGTCAAAGTAATTCTGATAATTATGGTATGTCATCTATTAGTATACAGTTTGAACAATATTTTAGATTAAAAGCTCAGAGAATTTTTAAGTATAGAGAGATGTCATATTATCCTGATATAAATGATGGATTAGATATGATATGTGATGAGGCTATGGTTGATGATAATAATGGCGAATATATGTCATTAAAGATAACAGAAGAAATCCCTGAGCATATAGAAGAAAAAATACGTGAGTATTGGGATTACCTTATTCATGAAGTTTTTGCTATAAATGAAACAGGATGGGAATTGTTTAGACGATGGTTAGTTGATTCTGAATTATATATAGAATTGGTATTGAATGATGATGGTGATAGTATAATTGATTTTAAAGTATTACCCGCCCATACTATGACACCTATTTATGATGCAACATCAGATATTTCAGGATTTGTTCAAACTCCTAGTGTTGTACCAGGTGTTGGTGATAGTGGTGTTGTTAGTTCTAATAACGATACCCAAGATCAAAATAATGGGTATAATAGTAATACTTATGGGGAAGATGAACAAGCTTCTGCCGAAGATAAAGAGATCTTATTTGATAAAGAACAGGTTCTATATGTCAATTATGGTGAGACAGGACGAAACAAGTTGGATGTTAGAGGCTTCTTAGAGTCTAATATACGCATATACAACCAATTAAAGTACCTAGAGGATGCTGTGGTTGTATATCGCATCGTTCGTGCTCCTGAGAGGCGCATATGGAACGTTGGGGTTGGTCGTATGCCTAAAGGTAAAGCAGAACAATATATCCGTGGTCTTATTCAGCGATATAGAAAAAATGTTTATTATGATCCCGCTACAGGTGCTATGGATTCATCAAAAAATTTCCAAGCAATGACCGAAGATTTTTGGTTTGCTAAAGATGAAAATGGTGAGGGTACAACAGTTGACACATTAGCTGGTGGACAAAATCTTGGTGAAATGGATGATATTTATTATTTCGAACGAAAACTTCACCAAAATATGAAAATACCTCGTAATAGATGGGGTGCTGGTAGTGGTGATGAAGTTTCTGATGTTTATTCATCAGGTAAGGGTGGAGAAATAACTCGTGAGGAAATAAAATTTTCTAGATTTGTTCATAGATTACAAAAGAGATTTAGTTCAGTATTTATGGACGCATTTATGACACTTCTTAGACTCCAAGGTGTTGATGACAGATATGTCGATGAATCTATATTTAAAATTGATTTTACTCAATCAAATCTTTGGCAACAATATAAAGAGCTTGAAGTTCTTGAAGCCCGTTTTGGTATTCTTGGTGCTATAGAAACATATATCTATAAACCTGAAGAAAATGAAAATGCCCCATTCTCTATGGAATTTGTTTTGAGAAATTGGTTCTTAATGAATGACGATGAATTTGATGAGAATAAAGACTATCTTGATAAAGAAAAAGAAGCCGCTCGATTAGCTAGAGAAGATGTCGGATTTGATTCTGATGGAGAAGGCGAAGAGGGTGAAGAAGAATTTGGTGGTGAAGAAGCTGGTGGTGAAGAAGGTGGATTTGGTTTCGGCGGAGAAGACGCTGGCGGTATGGATGCTGGTGATGGATTTGGTGGAGCGGAAGCTGATGCTGTTGGTGGGGAAGAGTTTGGTGCCGCCGAAGGTGATGCGGGCGAATTTGATATGGGATAACCCATAATTTAAGTAAAAAGTATAAATACTATTGATTTGTAATATATAGGAGGATTAATATGGGATCAGTAATGGAAATGATTTTGGATAGTGATTGGGTTGAGTTAGGTAAATATACTGAACAGCAAGCTGCCGACAAAATTAAAGAAAAAATAGGTGCTAAAAAGTCTGAAATCGTGGCGGCTATGAATGCTGGATATGATTCAGACGATGTGACACCGTAATAAGGAGACTGTTATGAAATTACTAACAGAATATGTTTCTTTTGAAGATTTGCAGGTGATTTCGGAAGCAGTTGATGGTAAAAGTAAAAGTTATATGTTGAAGGGTCCGTTTTTACAGGCAAATGTTAAAAATCGTAATGGGAGAACATATATGCGTGAAACACTCACGCGTGAAGTTCAAGAGTTTTATGATACTAAAATTAAAACACATCGTTCTATAGGTGAATTAGATCACCCACCAGAACCTGTTATTAATTTGGATAGAATATCACATCTTATTACTGATTTGAAAATGGAGGGTGACATTGGTTATGGTTGCGCTAAACTATTAAACACCCCTATGGGTATGATTGCTAAGGCATTGATTGATGATGGCGTGCAATTAGGAATGTCAACTCGTGGAGTTGGAACTCTTGATGGTGATAGAGTTAAGGATGATTATAAATTAATTACAGTTGATATTGTTGCTGACCCGTCAGCTCCAACAGCTTTTGTCGAGGGTGTTCTAGAAAATAAAGAATACATTGTTGCACAGACAGGAGAGATTGTTGAGAGAGCTGTTGAACAATTAAAACGCGATATGGACGAAGCATGTTCACATAAATATAATAAAGAAGTGTTCTCAAGTGAGGTTCTTTCTTATTTAGATTGCTTTATGAACTCTATTCATGTGTAGTATTTAAGTAAAATATATAAATACTACTGAATGTGTTAGAAATATCCGTTTAGTATAAAGTTAGGAAAAATTAAAATTTATTTAATTTCTTTTGTAAATTATTGAAATTTATTGAGTTATGAGGTTTTTAATCTTTTTATTCATTAATTAAATTAAAAAAACTCACAGTATATTAAAAGAAATTAATATAAATACTTGTGTAGATATGATTTAGGAGGAATATCTTATGTCAAAAAACATTACCCAGAAGATCAGGGAGCTTTTGACACCAGAAGATTTGAAGATATTCGAGGGTGCTATTGGAAGTATGATTGATGAAAAAGTTCAAGATAAACTTTCAGATTTAATTCAACTAAAAGAAGATGAATTAAAATCAAAATACGAAGCACTCGCGGAAGAATATGTTCAAAAGAAGGTGGACACAGAGTTAACTGAAGAAAAGGCTAAATTAGTGGAAAGTTACGATAGTAAACTAGCACTTCTTGAGCAGAAAATTGTAACTAAACTTGATTCATATCTTGACCATGTTATTAGTGAACAAATTTCGGATGAAATGTTAGAAAAAATTGCGATTAATGAAACACTTACTCCCGTTGTGGAAGGTATTCGTTCGGTTTTTACTGATAATCATTTGAAACTTGATTCTAAAGCTCAGGCTACTATTAATGGTTTAGGATCAGAACTTAGTGAAACTAAAGGTGAATTATCAGAATCTATTGATAAGAGAATTCAGCTTGAAAGTAAACTAGAGCAGAGTGCAGTATATCTTTTAATATCAGAAAAAACTAATGGTCTTAAAAAATCCGACAAACAAAAAGTTGTTGAGATGTTTAAAGAAAAAGAGTTTGATGAAGTTGAAAAAAATATTGATAACTACTTATCTCTGATTAAAGAATCCGTTAGTATCAAAACGAAAAAGAAAACAGAAGTTAAAACTTCTACTAAAAAGAAAGTAGGGTCTGTTAATGAGGGTGCATTTGTTGATTCTCATAAAGAACCTATAAAGGTTATAGAAGAGAAAGATGATAGCTTCACTATGAGTGATATAGCTAACAGATTTTTAGCCGGATAAAAACAAAGTAATATATAGGAGGACTTAGTATGTCTAATTACAAAGAAAGATTGGTTCGCAAGTGGGAGGACGCTAAGGGTCCCATGAGCATTAAAAATATAGATGATCCTTATCTTAAAGAGAATCTAGCTCAGTTACTTGAGAATCAAGAAATTAAAGATGTGAATGGTAATCAGATTTTCTTAGGAGAGTCGGATGGGGCTACAAGTACGGGATCAATGGATACCGCATTTGGTAGTGACGCTAATACTGCTGGTGACGGTGGACCATCGGGTTGGACTGGTGGAGATTGGAGATTTCGTCCAGTAGCACTTGCGCTTATGCGTAGAACATTCCCTGACCTTTTTGCAAATAAAGTTGTTGGTGTGCAAGCTATGAGTACCCCTGTGGGTCTTTCATACGCACTTCGATTCACTTATGCTAAAAACGGTACAGGTGCTGAAGCTGCTTGGGACGGAGTATCGGATAATGCTGGATATTCTGGTAATAACGATAACACGTTTTCACTTTACCCACCGGGTGCTACAGGAGTTTCTGCTGTTTCTGGTACTAATGGTGCTGGTTTATTAACATCCGCTGGTGAACAACTACAAATTTCTGATTCACGTACTACATGTCTATCAGCTTGTGGTGAAACAGAATGGCAACAACTTGGTCTTAGAATTGACCAACAAGCTATTGAAGCTAGAACTCGTAAACTTGCAGCTAGTTTCTCACTTGAAGCGGCTCAAGATATTAAAGCTATGCACGGTGTGGATATCGAACGAGAAATGGTGAATGTGCTTCAGTATGAAATTACTGCTGAACTCGATAGAGAACTTCTAAGCAATCTTAAAAGAGTTGCTACTGATACTACTAAAGAGGGTGTGATTATTCCTGCTGTTGATGTGTCATCAAATGATGCATACGGTCGTTGGAATGCTGAGAAATATATGAGTATCATCTCATCTATTATTTATCAATCTAATCAGATTGCTATCTCTACTAGACGTGGACCTGGTAACTTTGTTATAGTTTCTCCTGATATTGCTACAGCTCTACAGGCTGCAGGACATCAGTTTGTTAACTACACACAGAGTGTTAATCCTGGAACAACTATGGCGGCTATTGGTAAACTAAACGGTACTATTGACGTATATCGTGACCAATATGCAACTACTTCTTATGCTCTTGTAGGATATAAAGGACCTGGTGTTTCTGATGCTGGTGTTATCTTTAGTCCATACATTATGGGTCTTCAGAATAGAGCTATTTCTCCAGACGATTTTAGTCCTAGAATGGGTGTTATGTCAAGATATGCTTTGACTGATTCACTTCTTGGTGCTGGACGTTACTATAGACTTATACCATTCATGAATGTTAAGAGTCTTATTCCTGGTGCTGTATAGCCTAGGATTGTAGGATTATAGATTTTTAAAGAAAAGGGAGATTATTCTTCCTTTTCTTTTTTTTTGTCCAATTTATATAAATATTAAGTGATAATGCATGTTTTATTGAACAATTGAAGAGGTTACTATGTATGTTAGAAATGTTGCTGGTTATAATTTTGGTTTTAAATATCGCGGTATAGTTATTCATATACCTAGCGATGGTCAGATTTATTCTATCCCTGATGATAGTGGTGGAGCTGAATTTAAAGAATTGCGTGTTATTATGGCTATGAATATAAGAACTCAAAAAGTTATTTATATTAATAAAGATGGGTCAATAGCTAGTGATAATTTGGTAGGTCATAAAAGACGTGGTAGACCATCATTACAGGACGAAAAACCTAAATCCACACACAAACCTAAATCCAAAAAGAAAACAACCACAGTTACTGTTAATGGCGTTAATGGTGTTGATGGTGTGGTTATTATAGATATTGATTCCGAATTAGATGCAACATCAGAAGAGCCTCCAAAAAAGAAACGTGGTAGACCTCGTAAAGATGCGGAACCTCTTACTAAAGTTAAGAAAAAACGTGGTAGACCAAGAAAAACCCCAACAAAAAAATAGGGAGATTGGTTATGAGTATAACACACCCAACGACTATAGACGATATGCGTGCATATGTTTATACTAGATTAGGTCGTCCAGTAATTAATGTAGAATTGGCCGAGATACAAGTTGATGTGGCTATATATGATACGATACAGGAAGTTCAAACTTATATGTATGGTGATGGTGTTCAATTAGAGAATACAACATTACTAGTATCTGCTGGTGTTACGGAATATTATGTGGGCGATGCTGATATAGAAGCGGCTTATGATATAAATATATCGATGGGTATAGATGGTATCAATACTTTATTTTCACCAACACACATGTTACTATATAACGATTGGGTTACTAATGGTAATTATCCAGGTGGTACTGGTGGCGGGAGTATGGGTGGTGGTGGAGGCGTATTGTCTAATTTTGAAATATCTATGGAATATCTAGAATCAGCTAAGATGATGTTTGGTACACAACACACAGTAAAATATAATCCTAATAAAAAAACATTAGTAGTCACACCCACACCGCAACAGAATATGATAGCAACTCTGAAGTTATATCGTAGGACGCAAGCGGAAATTTTATTTAATCACCATTTAGTAAAAAAATTAGCGGTAGCAAAGGCTAAAGTTCAATGGGGATTACAATTAGGTAAATTTAGTGTTACATTACCTGATGGTGCTACAATGAATGGTTTTGAGATTATGAACAAAGGGTATGAAGAAGAAGAAAAATGGTTTGAGTGGTTAAGATCTGAGGGTGAGCCTTGTGACATGTTTGTCGGTTAAATATTAATATAAATATATAAAAGAGTAATAAATATAATAGGAGAATGTTATGTCATTTAAAAATTATTTAAAAGAACAAGAAGAACTTCAAATTGTACAAGCTGAAGAAGATTCTAAAAGTAAACTTGTAAATTTCATTAAGACTATAGAGAATCTTAATGACGAAAAATTTAGACAATTTGCTGTTGATGAGTTAGGTATGACATCAGATGAAGCGGAAACTGTTGTGTATAAAATGCTTAGAGATTTCTTATTAACTAACGACGATGGTGGTGCTGAAATATCGGATGAAGTTGGTTTAGATGATCTTGGTGGTCTTGGTGACGAACTTGGTGGTCTTGGTGATACCGAAGACGTTGGTGATGAGTTTGGTGATGATATTGGTATTGGTGGTCTTGATGATGAAGAAGACGTTATCGGTGCGGAGCTTGGAGAACTATAGGAGTTTATATGAGATTTCTAGATGAATTGGAATTATATTTGCAGGAGGGTAAAGACCCTTTTGATATATATCCTGTCGATTACGATACTGAAAAAGGAATTTCGTTTGGTGTTGATCTTGATTCTAGTGACGATAATGTTGCTAGAGTCACTATTAAAACATTAGATGGGACACCAATTGATGCGTTGGCTGGCGGGTATGAGTATGATGATGTGTATGCTGATGTTGATGTAGAGGGTGATATTGATGATCCATCAAATTCTGATTTGGTTAATTGGGTTGTTAATAAATTGAAAAATTTAGGGTATGATGAAAATACTATTAGAGTTGATGGTGAAGTGTTATACAAAAAGCCTGAAGAATTAGATCCTATGGATTCTGATGAATTAGATGATGAGTCTATAGAACCCGACGAAAATACCGATTTTTATAATAATTTGGGTAATAACAGTGAAGAATCTGATGAAGAAGAATTTGAGGAAAAATCCGATGATGAGTCTGATGGTGACGAAGAAGAATCTGATGAAGAATCCCCTGATGGTAAGGAAAAAGTTAAAAAGAAATTTCTGAAACTAAAGCCAAAATCTGATGAAGAGGATGACGACGAAGAGGATGAGGATTCTGAAACCTAATAAAGTAAGGTAAAAGATGATAAAATATTACTATCCTAGAACAGTAAAAGCTATAACTGTAGCTCTTCTCGATATGTTCAATGATATTAAAGTTGTTAAATATGATAAATATGATAATATCGTTGGTGAAAGAGATGTGCCAATAACTTTTGGTCCTGTCGAGAAATATCACCAAGATAGAACTGAGGATCATTATTTTGACTCCAATAATGTCGAACATAATAATAGATATTATTTACAAATACCTAGAATAGCTTTAATACCTAATGCTATTGTTTATGACCCTGAAAGAGCTTCAGGTGTTAATGAGTGGCGTTATTGGTTTAAAGAAACTTTCGAGTTAAATGAAACGCAATTGGATGATATTGTTTCTGATTATCAACCGACACCATATAATTTTAATTTCACAATTTATGTGAAGAATGATTCTATGGATTATCTTTCGCAAATTTTAGAAAACATATTACCATATTTTAATCCAACATTAATGCTTAGAGTAAAAGAATTTTCTTTTCTTAATGTCGAACGCGATATTCCTGTGACTCTTGATGGTGTTAGTTATGATTTTATAGATGACGAGACTGCAACAGACACACGATTTGTTAATGCGACTATGAATTTAACTGTTAAAGGTTATATGTATAGACCATTTATTAGTTCTAAAGTTATTAAACATATTGATAGTCAATATTTGGATTATAACACAAGTAAAGTATTAGAGGGATTTCAAACTTCGGGTGTACAAACATCTGCGGGTATACCTATAATAACAAGTGCTGTACCGACTAGTGGATCATTTTCTACGAGTGGGTATATAAGTACATATGGTAAGGAATTTGATTGGTATAAAGCACCAATGACTATAAATTGAGGTTAGTATGTCTGATGATTTAACATATAAAGAATTAAATACCACATTTCATAGCATTAGTAATGCTTTGGATACAGTATTTATTGAAGAAGCTAGTATAGAAGATATCGACGAACAAATCAAAAAAGATTTTTCTAGTGTGATTGGCGATAAGGATCTTAAAAAAGAATCTAATGAGTTGATGACTAACATTAAAAATGAAGTTGATATTATAGATGTTAAACGCGAAGAATTGTCTAATGCTATAACAACAGCAAGAATAAAAGATGCTGATTTCTTAGAAACTGAAATCAAATCTTTGATACTATCTAGTAAATCCGTCTTACAGACGCTTGAGCGTGATATTAAGGTTGGGGCACCCCCTCGTATGTATGAGGTGTATGCAACGCTCTTAAACGCTATTACAGGGCAATATAAAGAGCTTAGACAACTCAATGAAGCAATTGCTAAGTTTGTTATTGAAAATAAAAAACAAAATCTCGACGAAACTAAAGAAGTTCATAAAGTTATGATGTCATCCACTGACGCATTGGATATGTATATGGCGGCTAAAAATGGCAGTCAAATGGACGTTATAGAAACTGACTTTTCGTTGGTTGATGAGGAATATAATAAAGACTCGTAATACTGTATGTGTTGCGAGTTTTTTAATTGGAGGTATATATGTATTTCGGAAAACCTAATTTAAGAGGTGAGGGTGAAACATACGAATTTACTAACGATAGATTGGAAGAATATTTTAAGTGCGCCGAGGATATTGTTTATTTTGCGGAAAAATATTATTACATAGTAAATATCGATGAGGGTAAACATAAAATAAACTTATATGATTTTCAAAAAAAATCATTAAAAGTTTTTTGTTCGGATAGTGTTGATGGGAAGAAAAATACTATTATATTGATGCCGAGACAAATGGGCAAGTGTCTTTGTGGGGACACATTCATAAAAATTAAAAATCGTAAGACGGGGGAAATCAACGAGTTATCAATATTAGAATTTTACGAGTTGTCGAAAAATGCTTAATGGCTAATCATGTAGGCAAGTTTATTTTGAAAATATATAAATATATTTATAGTTGATATTAATATGATTGGGGTATTTATGGAATTATTTGGTTGTAATATTTGTGGAAAAGAATTTAAAAATAGTAGTACTCTTAAACATCACACACGAGAGTTGCATTCAGAAACTCTAAAATATGTATGCGAGATTTGTGGTACTCGGTACGAAAGTATTGGTGGGTTGCAGAGACATTTGACATCAACCCACGGTTATGATGGGATATTGCGACAGAAATATTACGATAAATATATAAAATCTGCCAATGAGGGAAATTGTAAATATTGTGGTAAACGATTAAATTTGGTTAAAGGTCGATTTAGTGAAGGGTATATGAAATTTTGTCATAATACTAAATGTAATGTGTTGTGGCATAACAAGAATTCTGATAGATTGATGAAAGCGTCTATAGGAATTAAAAACTCTATAGAATCTCATCCAGAAAAATTGAATTCTAAGATAGAATATTGGTTGGCTAAGGGGTATACCCAAGATGTTGCAGAAAAAATGCTTTCAGAACGACAAACGACATTCAGTAAAGATATATGTATTGAAAAATATGGCGAAGAAAAGGGGTTGGCTGTTTGGAAAGAACGGCAAGATAAATGGGGGTCAACTATGGACTCTAAGCCCGAAGAAGAAAAAAATAGAATAAATAGATTAAAAGCGTTTAGTAGTGGATGTATATCTGCATCAGAAAGAGAATTATGCGAAACATTGGGTATTAACCCACAACTATGTATTTCGTCTGATATTGGATATGTTTATGATATGTATGAGGATAATAAAATAATTGAATATAATGGTGATTATTGGCATTGCAATCCTAATAAATATAATGGTGATTTTTATAATAAAAGTATAAAAATGACGGCTAGTGATAAGTGGGAATATGATGCGTGTAAAATATCATATGCTATAGATAATGGATACGATGTTTTGGTTATTTGGGAATTCGATTACAAAAAAGACAAAGATAAAGTTATTCAAGAATGTTTAGAATTTTTGCGGAGTTGATATGGGGAAAATAATTGAGTCGTATGATGTCAACGATTGGGATGTATTGAGTGATGATGGTTGGCACCCTATAACACAAGTACATAAAACTATAAAATATGATGTTTGGGAACTATTAACAGATACCCACAAATTGATGTGTGCTGATGAGCATATATTAATAGACGATAATCATAATGAAGTGTATGCTGAGGATTTAAAAATAGGGGACAAACTTATCACTGATATTGGGGTGGAACGAGTATTGTCTATAAAAAAATTAGATATTGACCCTGAGCACATGTATGACATTTCTATTGATTCTGATGATCACACATTATTCACGGACGGAATTTTATCTCACAACACAACTATGTCAGCGGTATTTTTATTACATTATATATTATTTAATAAAGATAAAGTTGTCGCAATTCTAGCTAATAAAGAAAAAGCCGCACAAGAAGTTTTGAGGCGTATTAAAGCCGCATTTGCTATGATGCCATTATGGATGCAACAAGGTATTGTTAAGTGGAATGAGACATCGATAGAATTAGAAAATGGTGTTAGGTTGATAGCAGCAACAACATCTTCAGATTCTATTTCAGGTGAAACTGTATCATTACTATATTTGGATGAGTTTGCTAAAGTTAAACCACACGTTGCTGACGAGTTTATTACCGCAACACTTCCTGTAGTATCATCAGGTAAAACATCTAAAGTTATAATAGTTTCAACGCCGCTGGGAATGAACCATTTCTACCACTATTGGAAGGGCGCGACAGAGGTAGATGCCGAACTTGCTAACAACTTTTATCCTATTAAGGTTAATTGGTGGGATCACCCTGATAGAGATGAGGCATGGAAGAAAGAAGTATTAAAAACCTTTAATAATTCTAAGACTAAATTTAATCAGGAGTATGGAAACCGTTTCTTGGGTAGTTCTGACACACTCATAGATCCTGATGTATTGGAACGAATTTTAACACGTCAACCAACAGATACTAAATGGAATGGATTATTTAGCATCTACGAAGCCCCTGAAGAGGGTGTAATGTATATTATGGGTGTTGATACCGCTAAAGGTACTGGACGCGACTACAGCGTTATACAGGTGTTAAGAATAGATGGCGAAAAGAATATAAAACAAGTTGCTATATATCGAAATAATATGATATCACCTCATGACTTTTCACAAGTTTGTATTGGTGTATCAAAATATTATAATGATAGTATGATGATGATAGAAAATAATGATATTGGTTCTTCTGTAGCCGATACTATTTGGTATGAATACGAGTATGATAATATAGTTAATATCGATCCGAAAGGATTAGGTATCAGGGCTACGAAAAAAAGCAAATTACAGGCTAACATGTTACTTAAAAGATATATTGATGATGGGTATTTGAGATTAGTTGATGAACCAACTATAACAGAGCTTTCAAAATATATCGAAGTTAGACCTAATGTTTTTCAGGCTGAGACGCGAACATCACACGATGACTGCGTAACTTCGTTATTATGGGCGTTGTTTTTTATAAGTACAGATTTTTTTGATAATGATAATTTAGAGGTAAAAATCTTAGATGATAAGTACGATCTTACAAATAGTGGACCTATCATGTTTTTACCTGATTAAAATATATAAATACTAAGGTAAGTTAGATTTATATTAATTAAGGAGGATATATGGCAGGTGGATATTCAGCTCCTGGTGTATACCGTAAAGAGATTGACCTAAGCGAAATTTTAGTCGCTGGTGGTATATCTAATGGCGGTGTCGTTTTAAGAGCAAGAAAAGGACCAGTAAGTAGACCAGTTCTAGTTACTAGTGATAAAGAATTTATAGATACTTTCGGTGAGCCATATTTTGTTAGTGGTACTTCCCTAACAACTGAAGCGGGATCATTAACACCCGAATTGGGGTATGGTTCGTATGCGGCTTTACAATTTTTATCGGAATCTAATAGATTATACGTTTTCAGAGCATATGATGACGGATTAACATCAGACGATACTTATGGGTATGTTAATGTTACATCTGGCGGTGTCGCGTCAGTTCCTGCAACGGGATTAATCCCAACAGCAGTATCAGAATTAGATGTTTTTGATACAAGAACAAGAATAGAGCGATACGAAGCATATAACAGAACAGATCAAACAGATCCATTAATTATTGGTGCTGTAGGTCCTGGTGCGGATAATGATAATATTGCTGTTACTGTAGAAACGTTAAATCCGTATTCAGAATGGTTATATCAATATGATGAGTACCCAACTAGTGGTGTTGCTACATCAGCAGCTAATGCTGTGACAGATATAGTTTATACAGCGAAAGATACTTCAGCCACATTAAATGCTAAAGTTGCTGATATGTGGGTTACGGCTCAAGGTGGTAGTACGACATTAGTACAACAATATTTACCTGTTGCTAGTAGTGTTGTTAAAGTTTCAGTTTATAAAAAATCGGAAGATACTACTTGGGAAGATTTATATAGTGATGATACTGACAGATCTAGAAGTATTTTAAGAATAGCTCCATTAGAAACATTTTATGGCTCATTATCACACAAAAAAGATTCGGATGGTAATGATTTATTCATAGAAACAGTTATTAATGGTAATTCTCAATATGTATATATTAAATCATTATTAAGAGCTAACATAGGTCTTGATTCATGTTGGGATTTTGGTGGGATCAGTGCTACAACACCTACTTGGTATGATAATGGTGGATCATATGTAAAATTCACAGAAAATACTTATGACGCACAATTTTCAACATTAAGTGGTGGTAGTTTTGCACAAAAAACTGGTGCAGATGCTAGTGATGCAGATTTTTGGGGATTATTTGATAATAGAGATGAGCTTCCTGTTCAGATTCTTATCAATCCAAACTCTGATACTACTCATAAGTTAGAAGCTGCTAAACTGTGTGCTAAGAGACGTGACTGTATTGTTGCTAATCAAGTTGGTTCGATTACGGATAAAACTGTTGAGAAGGTATTAGAAGCCGAATCATATGGTTATCCTAATGCGTCATTTGTGGCTCTTTATTCAGGTTATTCTAAAGTGTATGATAAATATAATGATAGAGAGGTATTTCTTCCTAATTCTATTTATGGTGCGTCATTAATGGCTAGAGGGGATACTATTGCAGATCCTTGGAATGCTCCTGCTGGTGTTGCTCGTGCAACTATGGCGGTACTTGATCAGAATAAACTTTTCAGTCAAGATCAAATTGGTAGATTGTACGATAAAAATATTAATTCTGTTAAATATGTTCAAGGTGCTGGATTCGCAATGTGGGGTCAAAAAACTGCACAGCTCAAAAAATCAGCTCTTGATAGAATAAATGTTAGAAGAACTATTATTTATATACAAACAAATATCGAACGCGCTCTTAATAGTTTTCTTTTTGAAAACAATACAGCTCAAACGAGACTTAGAGTATTTTCGATTGTTGATGAATTTTTATTAGGAATTAAAGCTAATCAAGGTTTGTATGATTATAAAGTTGTTGTTGATGAAACTAATAATACTTCGGTAGTTATTGATTCTAATCAAATGAATGTGGATATTTATCTTCAGCCTGTTAAGACAGCGGAATTTATTCAATTCACTACAGTGGTTACACGAACTGGGACAAGTTTCAGTGATGTGACTCTCAAATATGCTTAATTAGTTATATTTGAAAATATGTTATAAGTAAAAGGATAGTTCAATAACTATCCTTTTACTTTTTTTAAAATGAATTTATATAAATAATAATAGTAAAATGTATTAATTATTTATCAATATAGGGGATAATTATGTCAGCATTAGATATTGTAACAGGATTGCCTGTAAATCATAATAATATGACTATAAACGGACGAGCTAATAAATTTCCGGATATTCAACGCACATTTATGTGGGAAATGTTAATCCCAGGAATTAGTTCTGTTGCGGGTGCAGCTCTGTTGGATATGGAAGACTTAGCAGTAAGATGTAGAAGTATTAGTATACCTCAGAGATCAAATGAAGCTATCACATCAAATTTCATGGGAACAAGACAATTCTTCCCTGGTAAAGTTGATCCAGGTGGTGGCACAGTTTCGGTTAATTTTGAAGATACTGAAGATATGGCTATTGCTCGTATTTTTTATGAGTGGCAGCAAACTATTTTTAATATCAACCCGACTAGTCCTACGACTGCGGGTAAATCAAAAAAACCGTTAAAAAGACAATTAACAAAAGATATATATTTATGGGTTTATGGGTATAATGGTTCATTGTTACCAAAAGTGATTAAATTCCATAATGCGTGGGTTCAAAATGTGGGTGAATCACCACTATCGTATGAAGATAATGGAAGTGTTAAGTATGATGTTACATTTCAATATGACTATTGGACATTAACGCCTGACTTAACAGCAGTATAATACTTTTAATAGGTAGGGTGTGTTATGGGTTTAGGTGGAGTTGTTAAGGGATTATTTTCAATAAATTCTGGTCAAGGTTCTTTTGGTAAATTCTTTTTAGATAAAAGTATAACCAGAAGTTATCATTTTGCTGCGAGTTTTATGATTAACGATACTCCTGAAAATAAAAATTTAAAGCCTTTCGGTGATATGGATGCATATTATATCAAAGATGTTACTATACCAAAACACACATTTACTAAAGAAAGTGTTCATTATGGAAGTACACAATATTCGTTTCCTGTTTTTAGTAAAGATCAGAATTTAGATTTAGCTATGACATTAGAAGAGGATAGGTATGGGTCAATCTCCAAATTTGTCAAGATTTTGGAGAATGTTAATTTTAAAGATGGTTTACATTCAGCCCCAATTAATGCTAAATTTGGTAAAATAATAATAGCTCAATTGGATGTCCAACTCAATGTTGTTGTTTTGTGGACATTTCGTGATGTATATTTTCTTGGGGCTGAAACTATATCATTTTCTTATGATGAATCGGAAAATGTTAAATATAGTGTGACATTTGGGTGTGATGTCATAGAAACGGAAACAATGGATGTTGCACAGTATGAAAACTATCCAACGAATTTGTTATCATTTCTTAATCCGACCCAATTCGCAACAAATCTTGTAGGTAGTGGTCGAGATGCGTTACTTGGTATAGAGAGAAACCCTAAAGTTCCTTTTGGTAGTGGTGTATCTTTACCGTGATATTTTATTATTGTTAGTATGTAATTATATTTTAGGAGTTTATAGATGAAAATGGATAATATTGAAGAAATTGAAAATGTAGCAGTGGCTCCGATTGTAAACGAATCTGATGCCAAAGTTATGCAAATGATTAAAAATATGCAAAACGATGCTACAGCTCCGCAGGGAAAGCCTGTAGAGCCTAAAAATGGTCCTATGACCATAAAGTTGGATAAAGACGAAAAGTCCAATTATTGGGTGGTAGACGATTTACCAACAAAAGGTGATTTGTATCCCGAAGGTACAGTTATTACAGCTAGACCATTGAAAGTATTAGAAGTTAAGAAATTGACCTCTTTAACTGAGGAAAATGCTAATTACGTTATTAATGATGTTCTGAGAAAATGTGTTCGAGGTATTGATGTTGGTGAGATATATTTAGCAGATAAAGTATATTTGATATTATGGTTACGTGCTAATTCATTTAGAGATAATAAATATGTCGTTGATTATATTTGTCCTAAGTGCGAGTCCGAGTCGTCGTATCATTTTGATGTGTCGTCAATTGATGTGGATTATATTAATGATGATTATGAAGCTGATAAAGTTATAACTTTATCTAACGGCGAAGAAGTTCGTCTTGGTGTATTAAAAATCAAAGATGAAATATCTATGGATAATTTCAAAGAACGATACTATAAAATATATAGTGGTGCAGAAGAAATTGATGAAGATCTTCTTAACTTAGCGTTTATTATCAATACTGTTGATAATGTTGAGTTGGATTCTATAAAAAAATATGATTATGTTCTTGGTATGACTTCTGAAGATTATTCTACATTAGCAACATATCTTTCTGAGAATTCTATAGGCGTTAACCCGATCATGACAGTACAGTGTGATAAATGCGGAGGAGACTCCCAAATTGGGATTTCGTTTCGCCCCGATTTCTTTCTTCCCAAAGATGGAACTAGATGATCTATTAGAAATTGAATTTCAGATAAGCTATGCTATGGGAATACCGTTTGATTACAATCATAAAGAATATTATGAGTTGGTTTGGTTTTTTGAGCGATTAGTCGCTGAACGTAAAAACGAAAATGACAATGCTAGACAAGAAGAAGGTAGAACTTCTTTAGGTAACTTAGGTGTTAATCCCACAGTGATGGGGCAAAACAATAGAGATGGTGAAAATGGCTGATAACGATTTTTTAAGTGGTGTTAAGGTTGAACAGTTCATCAAACAAAGTAATGATGAACTCAAAAATTCTATTGGAGATCTGAAACTCAGTATCTCCAATAACTTTAAATCCCTAATAACATACCAACAAAAGGCAACATCTACATTAACATCAATAGAAAAAAATTCTATTAAGATGTATACTAGTGTTAATAAAATTTTATCTAATCAGGATAAACTTTTATCGACATTAGGTAAACGTAAAGATGGTATGTCTAAGCAGAATCTACAAACCCTTATCAAACAAATTGATAAGGGCAAAACTGATGGTTCCCCCTCCCCCGTAGTTAAAGATTTTTATAAAAAAGAAGATCCTAATGCTGAAACTAACGAGAAATTAAGTAAGAGTAATAAATCTCTCAGAATGCTTGTTACGCAGGGTAATAAGAAGAAAAAGAAATTCAATTTGGCAGGATTATTGATGGGTGCTGGTGCCGCTTTTATGAAAGTGGGTCTTTTGGGTTATTTATTGACAGGTAAAAAAGAATTACTCAACAATATTGCCAAAGGATTAAGATATAGTGTGATGGGAGCATTTGAGGGTATAGTAAATCCTATATTGAAAAAATTAGGTCTAGCAAAGAGTGCTGTTGCTGAGAAATTAACACCAAAAGCTATTTCTAAACTTGCTAAAGTTAAAGAAAAATTAGCCAAAAAAGAGGCTAAGGCTTTAGTTAGGGACGCTAATAAAAAAGCTAAGGTTGTTAAGAAGCTTAAAAAACTAGAAATTGCTAAACAAATTAAAATTGCTAAGGATGCTACGAAGCGGATTAAAGCTATTAATGCGCTAGATATTTCTAAGGATGCTAAAAAACTTTTAATAGCTAAACAAGCTAAAATTGCTAAGGATGCCAATACTACTGTTGAAGCTTTAAAGGCAACTAAAGCAGTTAAGGCAACTAAAGCAGTTAAGGGTGCCAGTGGTGTATCTAAAGCAGTTAAGGGGGCAGATACCGCTGCTGATATAGGTAAAACTGTTAAGGGTGTATCGACTATAGGTAAAAGTGTTGCTAAGACCAGCGGAAAATTTGCAGGTAAATCTGGTCTGAAAAAAATTCCTGTTGTTGGTGGTCTCATGGGGTTAGTTTTTGGGATACAACGATTCAAAAAGGGTGATGTAAAAGGTGGGCTATTAGAAATAGCTTCGGGTTTTTCTAGTATGTTACATTTAATTCCTGGTGTTGGTACAGGAGCGGCGTTAGCTATTGGTATGGGTATTGATGCATTTCTAGCAATTAGAGATCTTAAAGGCGTTGATACAAAGGGTGGCGATATTAAAGAATTGGATGATGCTAACAACCTTTTAGATGGTATGAGTGGTACAACTAAAGATTCCACAACCACAGGCGGTACAACTAAGGGCGGTACAGGAGACCCTGTTAAAGCACTATTAAAAAAGAAAAAAATAGATTATGACGAGTTATTAAAATCCGCAAGCTATAATAAAAAGGGATCAAGTAAAGGTGTTTATAATAAATGGAAAAGGGATGTTGGTATTGGTGGTGTTAATAAAGGTGTATGGGATAACTTTTATGGTATGGCTCAAGAATTTAATAGTAAATACCCAAATAAACGAATTCAAATAAATTCAGGGTATAGATCAATAGAAGAACAACAGCAATTATATAATGATTACATCAGTGGGAAAAGAAAAGATCCCGCAGCATTTCCTGGTAAATCTATGCATAATTGGGGATACGCATTAGATATAAACTCACCTGAAGCTAATATATTGTCTAGTAGTGGGTTATTATCGAAATGGGGATTTAATAGACCTATGGGTGCCGAGCCTTGGCATATAGAACCATCAGGTATAGATTATGCTAAAGTTCGTGCGGGTATAGATGGGGAATCAGATTCCCCGGATCCAATAGGTGATCCGATCTTATCACCCAAACCAATTAGTAAATCAGGTTTGAACAATAATTTACCAAAAGGTAATGTAGCCAAAAAAGCTAATCCTAAAGATGTTGTTATGGTTAAATTAACATCAGAAGATATAACATTATTAGCAAATGCTTTTGGAAAACAAATGAAAGATAATGCACCAAAGAAACAGACGGTTAATTCTGTTCCTAATAATACAGGAAATCCTAGAGGTAACTTATGATACATTCAGTGATAAATTTGTCAGATTATAGCAGAATAGCGCAGGGTAAAGTTGCTTCACCAGATTATTATAATACTCTCGGTTATGGGATGATACAACTCACCCCAAATTTTTCTAAGTGGATTTATGAGGATGTAGAAGTTGATGGTGTGAAAGTTTCTGATATGTATAAACGAGTGTCCGCCCCGTTAGATAATGATGTGAATTATAGTGTTACATCGGTGTGGAATCCTATGACTGATAATTTACCAAAAGTATTGAGTTTAGGTCTTGTTGATTCATTAGCAGCGGACGTTGGTATGGGTAATCTTGGTTCTGTATATAAAAGCAAACTTATTTGGCAACAGAGTGGTTATTTAACATTATCACCTAAAATAAAAATAGTTGATGTTAATGGTGATGGGTTATGTTTAAAGGTTGCACAGCAATTATTATTATATGTTACCCCATCAGGGTTTACTGATATCAGTGGAGGTCTTGCTAAAACCTTCAAAGAGAATACTGGAAATGCTGCTGATAGGGTTGAGGTGCTTGTAAACAATGTTATCGACGTAGGGGAAAAACTTACCATATATGAAAAAGAAACCGCTGATATGGCTAAAACCGTGGCTAAAGCATCAACTAATGCGATCAAAAGCAAATACCTCGATAATCTTGAAGATTATTTTAAATTACAACATTCTCCTCCCCCATTAGACATTGAGATTGGGCGGATATTCCGTAACAATGATATGGTGTTACTTAGTGTTGATTTCACATTTTCAAAAGAATGTACCGCGGCAGGTCCATTATATTTGGAGGCTGCTTTAGAATTAAAAAGTAGATCAATAATGGATAGTAATAAAGGTGTTGGTTTATTAGACACATCATCATTAAAAGATCCGAGAGTTGAGGTCAAAACAGGTAATGCACAGACAGGGGGGTAATTATGTTAACATCTTTTAGACGTACAAACTTTTTAAGTCAAATAGAATTACCTAATGGTATTAAAGAATATGATTTATTATTAAACAATTGGGATTTATTTGAAATAAATGATAATATAAAATTCGGTAATATAAAAATCGGTGATTTACAAAGACCTGATTATTTATCGTATCGTATATATGGTACTAGTGATTATTGGTGGATATTATGTAAGGTCAACCAAATAGATGATATATGGAATGATTTGTATATTGGTATGGATATAATATTGCCTAGTAAAAATGATATAAAGGAATTTTATAAAAGAGTTAGAAAAAGGCTTAGAAAATAATGGAATTCGATTCGAAAAGATTTTATGATATTAAGATTTATATGAATAGTTCTAGAAATGAGCCTATTGTTGCTGATAAGACATTCGAACTCCACCCAGAAAGTATAATATCTCTTAATATTGTTGAGAGTGTTATTACAATATTACCTAAATTAGAATTATTAGTTTCTGATACAGGCTCATTTATGGATTTAACGCCCATTGTTGATAAAACAATATTAACAGTTATGATGGGTAATGGTTATACCGATGATCCTGATGTAGAAATGGAATTTATTGTTAGCGGATTTAGTATTGAAGCTGATAACCAACACCACGATAAAAATTTATTTAGGATCGTTGGGTATATGGCGTGTGATAATATGTTTACGCCATATCGTTCAAGAAGTTTTACAGGTAGTTCTGATTCGGTGTTAAAAAAGATTTGTGCTGAAAGTGATATTGTATTTAATAATCCTGTTTCGGGTGATGATAGTAATATATGGTATCAGCGAGGAAATAATTATCAATTTATAAAACATATCGCTAATAGATCTTTTATTGCATCTGATGGTGTTTTTGTGTATGCCGATAAAAGTGGGGCTATAAATTATAATTCATTAAAGAATGTATTATCTAAAGAAGTGGCGTTTACCGCTAAATATAATGCGCGTCGTACAGAGAATTCTGTGTTATTGGATGATGCTGATGATTCTAGTATAATGTTTTATAATTATTATGACATCAAAAATATTTCTGAGGTATATAATAATATATCAAATTATGGTGGAGATTATTCATATTATAATTTGACTAAATATGTGACAGAATCTATTAAAACTCCGACCAAATTTACAGATCTAGCTAATAAGCATAAGGATTATGACGATACCGTAGTGTTTAGTGATGTTGTTGGTATTATTAATGATGAAAAATATTTTGATACGATATATAAAGGTCAGGTTCTTAACCACATGGTTAAATATCATATGTTTTCTATAACAATATCATTAAATATAAATAGCTCTACGGACGTTAAATTATTAGATGTTGTTGAGTTGGAGATAAATTCCGCACTGGACGACACATTTATGGCTGAACCATATTCTGGTAAGTATGTTGTTGGATCGATATCATATTCTTTGGCTAAAAATACTCCATACACAAAGCGAATAGTTTTATGTCGATTTGGTATAAATAAATCTGAAATAGATCAAAAGTATGAGGTTGTATAATGGAAGATATTGATAAACATCATAATAGAATAAAAAACAATATTGGTGCTGATGTCATGGGTATTGTTTCTGAATTTATGGATAATCATAATGAGGAAGATTCTTTAGATGATAGATATGTTGGTGAGGTTATTAATAATGCTGATCCTGAAAAACTAGGTCGTTGTAGAATACGAATTTTTGGTGTTTTTGGTGATGATGTTCCTGATAACAAACTTCCTTGGGCTGTTCCTGACTTTGGGTTTGTGGGTAGTAATAAAGGGTCATTTATAGTGCCAACAGAGGGTACATTGGTTAATATATATTTTGATCGTGGTGAGATATATTTGCCACACTACACAACCAAAGTTTTAAACACAAAACAATTGCCTACTAAAAAAGATGATAACTATCCTGATAATATGATATTTTTTGAAACCGATGATGGCGATAGCTTTGAAATTAACAGATCAACAAGTATAGCAACATTTGAACATTCGTCAGGAACAACACTCAAAATATTAAAAGATGGTAGTGTTGATATTAGTAGTGTTGCTAACATAACAACAAATCATAGTGACACATTAACGGTTAACGGTAATAGTGTAACTCCTACAGGTATTGGACCATTATGCGCAAAACGTATTTGTCCGTTTGATGGGACACCCCATACAGGAACAACATGTAGCTCTATAGGTACGGTTTCTGTTGATGGGGATCTTTTTTAATTGAGAGGTTATAATGACTCCTGATGAATTTGTATCAACATATAGTGAATATGGTATGTCTAAGGAAGGTAAAGTTCTATCTGACTTGGTGTTATCATATATGGTTAAAGAATTTTCGTCAAATATACCAGAATCAGAATCTATAACAGCAACCGCAGGTTCTGAGGACGTGTTGTTGTGTTTCGGTAAACTTGGTAGATTGGATAATTATAAAACAAATCTGTGCATACAGCAAGGTATAACAGATTATGTTGAACAGTACGCATTAATAGAATTACAATCTTTTGGTACCGCATTACCATTGGTACCAGCCCCACCACTCACCCCACCATTAACTATAGATGAATCTTATGGTTTAAACCATGTAGGGTCGTTATCGATAAACAATAACGCACTTTTTGCTAAATTGTTCACAACTTTTAGTATCGGTAGATTATTTGGTCATAGTGAAGAAACAACAGATAAAAATGATAAATCAGTCATACGAGAATTATTTGATAATATTGTTTCGTGGTTGTCATTTAGTATGACAAAAATGACAGCATTAAATGCTGTTGGGGTTACTAGCTCAGGTTTTGCTAAAGGTACCGCTATGAATGGGTCAGGGTCAATAGAATTTACATCAGAAGATGCTGATATAGATTTAATATTATCAAATATGACTACATCATTAATTACTCTTGATGATACTAATGAAGAATATTATGTGGCTAATGGTGTGGATATAGATGATTATTTTGAAATTGTGTGGAGTATTATATGCACAGGTGTGGTGGTATTTTTAAATAAAAATAAAGTGAGTACTGATGATATTGGGTCTAGTTTTTATGGAGCGAGTGTATATAAATATGATGGTATATCTATAGGTAGGGCTATATTTAAAGATACAAAACAGATGCCAGTGGAACTTATACTTTTAGAGATCTTAGGTGTTTCCGTATTAATGCAATTTTCTTTGGATATTGGGGATATAAATATTCCGATACGGGTACGCGATAAAAATGGGAATCTGAAAACTTTTAATTTTCCTATAGATTTTGGGAAGTTGGGACTCAAATTAGCAGAAATTGGTAACAATATAACAGAGTTTATATCTAAGATTACAGATTTTATTGATAAAATAATGGCTGAGATAGAAGAAGTCCTTATGCGTATTGGGGCTGTTATCGAAGATATAGTTGAATATTTGGAGCAAGCATTAGCAAAAATAATGGAAGTTGTTAATAAAATTTTTGATAAGATCGCTGAGGTTATAGATAAGGCTCTTAGTGCGTTAAAAGATTTTCTGACGGAATACGCTGTGAGGGTTGCTAGAAAAATTGAGGTAGCAGCACTAAAACTTGCACCTATTACGGCTCCTATAGCTGTACCTTATTATATACTTAAAGATGCTTATAATAATGCTGTTGCTAATATAGCTGTAGCAATAGGCAAGATAGAATATGCAGTTAATAATATTGAAGTATTAACATCTATTAATAAAAAAATATCGCTTGTAACAGCACGAATGGAAACGATATTGGATAAAGATTTATATTGTTTTGAAATAGCGATACCTCCAATCCCATCGGCGTTACCCATACCAAATGTTGGTGATCTTATAACCATCCCACTCCCAGAAGAGGTTGGGGAGCCATCCATACCTTTACCAAAATCGTCTACTGATCCTATAGTATTTGACTCTGATGGTAATCTTGTTGGAGAATCCCCTGTTGTTGGTACAGCAATACCTTTAACAGTTGATGGATTGATGCCACCAACACCATCAATATCAGCACCCCCTATAGATTACACGATAGATGCGGATCAAATCAAATCAAATCACCCAATAACCACTTCAACACAGGTTATTGATGGTAATGGGTATAATGCTCCTAGTTCATACACAACAAGCACTGATATGAAAAATCATATAAAAGGTTATGAGTCTTTGAGTTTAAAGATATATATGGGTCTTGATGGGACGCACGCTAACATAGGATACGGGCACGCTTTGGGTTTATGGGTAGATAGGTTCAAGTTACAGCAAACATGCTCCATAATCGAAGCTAATGCGTATTTAGAGCAAGATATAGCGGAGAAGGAGTCTGATGTAAAACGATATGTCAGAAAAAACCTAACTCAAGGTCAATTTGACGCGTTTCTTGATTTGTGTTATAATGCTGGTGGTGGACGATTTTCTAAATCTACAACATTACAGATATTCAATTCTGGTGATATTTGTGGGTGTGGGGAAATATATAAAAGATGTTTCGTCACAGGTGGTGGTGTGTTATTGAAAGGTCTTGTTAGAAGACGGGCATCAGGATTTCAATTCTTTTCAAGGGATTGGAGTGTAGGATGTGTTTAATAATTATAAAAATAGGGGATTATTATGTTTAATACTGAGAATATAAAAAAGTATGCAGATACTTGGGAAATGGATATGTCAACACAAGCACTTAAAACACCAGAAATTTATAATGAAGATGTTATTAATCAAAGTATAGAAATGATTCTTTCTACCCCACTAGGTAGTAGGTTATTTAATTTGGGTTTTGGTTCTAATTTTTCATATAGAATATTCGATAATATGAATGAGGGATATCTTGAACAGGTTATTAATGATACCGTTAAGGCTATACAGCGTTGGGAAGATAGAATAGTGATTTTGGAGGATGATGTTAGACTTACAGCATATCCAGATGATAATGCGTTTCATCTTCTTATCCCATATTTTATGAACGATAGAAATATTCGTGGGGTGTTTTCAAAAATTATACGGGAATAGTATGAAAAATTAAATTTATTATTGATTTGGGTAGTCGCGAGGCTATCCTTTTTTTATAAAATTTATATAAATATTAGGTGAAATGAAATAACTAAATTCTAAAGAGGCACATATTGTGGCAGAAAATAAATTAAAGTATACCAGTTTAACATATGATACCATACAAAGTGAAGTGTCTGATATTTTAAAATCGGGTGATTATACCAATTTTAATGAATCTTCTATAGCACAAACTCTTATTGAGGTGTTTACTGGTACTACTGACATATTGAATTATTATATTAGTAGAAGAGCCGAGGAATGTTTTTTCGATACAGCACAATTAAAGAGTTCTGTTATCAGTTTATCTAGAATGCTTGGGTACGTGCCGAATAGAAAAGAGCCAGCCCGTGCGACACTTAAAATAAAAATTAAAGGTAATATTGGTGATAACCAAATTCAGATACCATTTTTCTCGAAATTTTCTGTAGCAGGTAATGACTTTGTGTTGGTTGATTCAATGACATATAGACTTACAGCATCAGAATATGATAGAATGTATGAGTTGAATGAAGATTTTGAGTTAGAGATAACCACTGGATCATTTGCGGGTGTGGACTCATCTGATAGACCTATACAAATAGCTCAGGGTGAAGTTAGAGAAAAAGTTATTTCGGGTCAAAAGAATACACAAGTTAATGCCCCATTCCAAATTTATAAAATAGAAGATAACGATTTTAGCAATGTATATGGAGAAAATGATTTTTTCAATTATGATGTTACTAGAGTTTATGTCGGTGAAAATAAAGTTGATGGGTATGGTGATACAGATACAGACGCAGATATAGGTACGACTCAATTTAAAATAGATAGACGTTCTCTTTTGAATTGGGAAAATATGGTTATATCGGATTTATCTGTATCACAGAGAGTATGCGCGTTAAGATCTACACCAGATGAATTTGTAGAAATATTGTTTGGTGATGGTGATACAACACAAACAGCCACATCGAGTGGTCGTGGAGGTTTTGCTAGAAAGGGTGCTTTAACAAGAAAAGATAATGTATATGTTCAATATTTCGCTACTAATGGGGCATCTGCTAATACCTTTGGTGTTATAGGTGATAAAGTTAATTTTTCTGGCGAAATATATAATGGTAAAAATGAACCTGTAAGTGGTAAAATATCATTTGAATTAACATCAAATATTACTGGTGGTAGTGATTTCGAGAGTATCGATTCCATTAAATACTCTGCACCAAAAATATATTATTCGTTAGACAGACTTGTTACTAAAAGAGATTATATAGCATATTTAAAGTCACTAACAACACCTGTTAATGTTAAAAATGCTGTGGCTTGGGGTGAACAAGAAGAACGAGATAAAGCGGGATTAAATACTATAGGTTTAGTTAAAATGTTTAATGTGGTATTATTTACTGTGGCTAGTAGTTTGTATAGTCATAATAACGATCTTAGTTTATATTGGGCTAAGAGTGGCGAAGAATTGGAATCAGCATTTTTAGATATAGGTTATAAACCAAACGAATTTCAGCTTCAGGGGTATTTTAATATTTTTGTTGTGCAACAATTGGTTAATCAATTAAAGCGATATGACGCAAAATCATATTATAATAATATTGAAGGTGTTCCATTATTAACTATTAATGGGCAAGTTGTTGTTAGCGAAAATGGGCGTGATTTGACAAATTACACACAATTGGCTGCTGAGGATGTGTTAATTGCTAACGCTATTAAAGCATTGTTTGTGGAGAATGATACCATGTCAATATCATTTACATACGGATCTGAGATATATGATAATGTCTCGTATCTTACTGATAGTGGTGCTGTTGATATAACAGGTATAAATGCTATGAGTACTAATGGTACAGCATATATGGATGCTATTGCGGAGAAAATTAGCAATGCGTTATTATCGTTCAAGGACGTGCGTGGTAATAAAACTGATAATGCAAATTTTGACGAAATGGCGTTTATTGGGCGATTTGGTATTGAAGCACCTGGTGTTACAACATTAGTCAGATGGAATTTGCTTACGAAAAAATTCGAGATATCATTTAATGATGTGACTATAAATACTACAGAAAAATCTCCGTGTTATATAGTTAATACGGGGGCTGACACATTTTTATCAAATATAGGGTTAAGTAGTCTTGGTAATATTGAAAGATATTCAGCGATTTTACAGAATGGTTTTAATTATAGAATTGCTAATATTGTTAAACAATTAGATACTCGTGCCCAAGTAAATACTAGAAGTATTTATGTTTCTCCAATATTACACACATTTAATTTGGCTGGAACTATATTTGTGAAACCATTATATGATAAGGATTCTGTGACCACAGAGATATTTAACGAGATATATGAGTGGCTAGATATTAATGCTGATTTTGGTGAATCAATATATTTATCGAATATAACTGAAATAATAGAATCTAATCCGGCGGTTCGTCATACGAATATTAGACTTGAACCTGCGGATATAACTATTAATGCGCCAACCCCTGATGAAATTGATGCAGGTGTGACGTTACCAAAATATAATAATACTACTAATGAATTTTATAACCCTTATATGAGTAATAGTGGGGTTTTAGTTGTTAACGATATGGGTAAACGATACGGTTCGCAGTTAATGACGGTGTTTGCTGAGGGGTTAGACTTATATTTTGCTAAGAAAACTTATATTAAAAGTGATAATACTCGATATTTTTATTCATCTAAAAATAATGTGGATGATATTACTCACAGAGAAGTATTAGAATCAGATATATATGATATAAATAATTATGTGAACGAACGAACGTTCTATACAGATTTTGCGTATGAAATGTATAACACTATATACGAATTAGCTAGAGAGCAGAATGATGGGACAACTATATATAATAGTGGTGATGCAGTGCCCGATAAGGTGGGAGATAATTTAGATCCTCATTGGGGGAAATTTTTAGGCACTCTTGGTGGCACAGAAACAGCGTATAATTCGGATAATATAAAATATAATGTTGTTGATTCAGATTTTGCTAAAACTATGAATGCTATACATAAAGATTTAAGTTACATAATTATGACTAACATGTTAGATAGTTATGGCAATATAGTTCACGAATATGACACGAAAGGTAATTATGTTAGAGGTGGCTATAGTTTAGAGTCAGAAATTGTTCAAATAGATTTAGAAAATTCTAAAATGAAAAATGTTCTGTCAATAGAATACAAATAAGGATATAATGATATTATGGCTATAATAACAACAGATACTAATTATGGATCTATCCGTGGACGCAGACTTGACTTTCCATCAGAGGCTTCAGAAATGTATGAATCTATCGTGGTTGGGGATACATTCATAGTTAAAGTGTATGATGGGTATGAGAACTATCTAGCTACTTCCGAGTTTACTATGACCGAAAAATACCTTGGGTACAATATGTATGGTACTTGGTCAGTACCGATCCCCTCAGCATCTAGGAAATTCTTTCCTTATGAAATGATTGAGGTTGGCGTTGTTGTTGCTGATGAATATGTGGATTATGATGAAATTTATGTTGATTTAGATAATGATAATATGTCGTCAGTTAATTTGGATATTAATGGTGCGCCTATTTGTAGTAGTACAGCACCAATACCTACTGCTGGTACTAGGGCTAATCCTATATCATTTTTAGATCTCAGAAAATATGTTCAATTCCGATTAACTAATGTTGTTGGTGATACTAAAACATTTTATATAAAGGGTGATGTCGATAGAGAGTTAACCGAGGATTTTGTTGCGGGTAACGATAATTTATCATTATTTGCTTTTATGAATACTCGTTCAGCTCATAATAAATTTTCGGTCAATATAAAGAGTTGGACACCAAACGAAACATATATCATAAAACCTGTGATACATTTTATTTACAACGATCCTTATAATACTACTGATTATGATAATAAGGGTTTGGCTATACGTATTGATAATGTTAATTTGTATATCGAGAATGCTACAATAGAGGGTGCCACCTTCAAATTTGGCACCACAATAAGCCCTGTGACTAAAGATTTCGATTGTATAGAATTTATTGGTCCAAATATTGATGATATTAATTCTGAATTTGATGTCGAAAATCTTGATAGAACATCCCTACATTTATATAATTGTAGATTATTATCTAAAGGAACAGCACTAAGATACGTTAAGGACAACATGGCATCTTATAATCGTGTAGATAGTGTATCATATTTTTTCCACGATATACATAATGTTAAAATAGAATATTCTATATTATATGCGTATGTGTCTAGTGTGATTTTTAACGCGTATAATTTATTATATACGAAGTTGCAGAATATTTATGGTAATTATGTGCATCTATACCGAGAATATTGGGCTAATAACATATTTCACGATAGCACTATATTTTTAAATATAGATAAATGTAAAAAAAGTGCTCCGTGGATTGGTGGGGATAAAATTTATGATACAGGAACTAATAATGTTTATAGCGGCTTAGATTATTATTATAGTCGTAATGGTCGTAACACTCAAAACATGAATTCATCAAGTTATACGGTACAAGGGGAAAATTCTCAATACGGATTCTCAATACCATCAATAAGTTGGTCCGACATTAGTGCTGTACCAAGCACTGATTTTGATTATATTGATCCTGTTAAGGGGTGGAACCTCATAACGTTAAAGGGTGGGGGTGCTAATACAACCCCTCCGATAGTAATAGATGATACAACAGAATCTTTATATAATATTTGTTTTGGTGGGCGTAGAGATGGTATCGGAGCATTATATTTTGGTGAAATGCCTATACCTACTATTGAGGCAACAGATTATATCCCAATTATTGGGGATATAGTTACGATGAATATACAAAATTTGTCGTCGTTCGTTGCTGCATACACCCCGTCAAAATATATATGGAATACTAGTATAGATGGTAGGATTACAACTATAGATATTTATCAATATGAAGTGTTGGAGTCTGGCAGTAATACTGTTACACATACAATATATTCTAAGAATAGTTGGTATGGTAGACAAGCTACATTAGAACTGCGTGTTGATGTGGTGATAATTATAACGGCTGGTCCTACATCGGGTACGCCTGCATCAATTGATGTATCTTTATTGGATGCTGTGAATAAAACATTATTACTGAATAATAGTATAGAAGTATTTACACCGTTTGTGGTTAGGGTTGAGAATAACTCCGTGACAAAAACAAATTTGTTAGGGACAGGTATTGTTGATTTTGGTGGCGATAGTAGCAGTATTATGGAATTAGTAACAAAAACGGTTGACATCGAACATACGTATAATAAAGTGGGTCCGCAGTTAGTTGAGGCTAAAGCTAATGTTATTGATGGGTCTATTGTATACGATTATGAGCAAGTAACTGTTGTAGATTTGACACCTAATGTGTATTATGTTGATGTTGATGAAGTTTATGAGGGCAGTAAAACATTAAAATTATCTTATGGTATTATTGAAGATTTTGAAGATTTTGGTATAAATGTTAATTTTGATAATGCATTTAAAAATAATTATTCTATCGTTAATATGTGGAAAGATAATGTTGCTACAGGCACGGTTAAAGCTAAATTAATACCCACAACAATAAAAAAGGGTGAGTTTGATATAGAATTTTCTTTAGTTAGAAGCGAAATAAGTGATATGCCTAAATTTTATGTCGATGTTGATGGAACCGAATCGTGTATTACTTGGGATTATTTATCTGATGTTATAAATATACTTGCTAATGGTGTCCCTAAAGTGAATTTTAATTACGGTAATCATATAAAAGATTTGAATTGTAATACATCTTTAAATACTATACATATAAAAATATTTTACGATAATACGGTTAGTATTGTTGTGGCTGATGATGAGTCTCAGACAACAGTTAGTGGGAATTTTGTATACCAATATAAAAAATCCCTTGATGGTGAATGGGTAACATTTTACACCCAAACAGTTAGTAAAGTGTCAACAGGGTTGATTAATTCTGCTATTGAATCTAATTTATTATTTTTTGATGTGATAACTTTATATGTTATGAGCACTACTAATACAGGATTTGGGTATATATATATACAGGCTGATGTTATTGGTAGCGGGACATTAATTCCAAATGGTGGTACTGAATATCCATATACATATAATGAATTGGTTGATCGGATTTCATTAATTGACGAAACTTCTAATGGGGATTATGGGGATAGATATTTATTTAAAAATTCTCGAACTGTTAGTAAGCAGTCATTTACTGTAGACCCAAATAAACAATACGAAATAGATGCGTGGGATTCAAGTGCGTATGGACCTTGGATGTTGGTTTATACAGAGATGCTTGGCGATGTTGATTGGGGTGGAGCAAAACTATTTAATGGTATAATATATGATATAGTATCTGAAATGGATTTTGATTTACGAGTGTCATTTGTATACAACATGTTTGTTACGTGGAATGGTATAGGTCAAATAGGATTGCACAGAATAGGTGATAGGTATACAGGTACGAGTACGGTTGTTAATATTATAGGATCAACTATAAGCTCTAAAAACGGATATTTCACATATAATTAATAGGAATTAATATGACAACATATTATATAAATGGGTTTAACGATAGTACTAACTACCCACCAGGACCAGATACCACACCCACAGCACCATACGACTCCCAAGACGGTGGTGCCCCAAATTTTGGAACATTACTTAGCACTGTTAATATTGCTGATGGTGATGAAATCATAGTTTATGGCGAATACATTTATGATAATGTTGATCTTGCAGGGGTTTTGATTTATAGACGTGTTAAGATTGTTGGGCTGAGTTGGAGCGATACTACTAAACCAACGGTATTATTCCATCCTGATAGTGAAGGTCTTGTTATACATAGTGATGGTGTGACGATAGATAATATCGGTATGTCTAAACTAGGTACTATAGCAACTAAACCGTTATTAAGTATACTTGCTAATGGTGTACAGTTGACTAATTCAGAAACATATATTTATGATGCAACAGTTGGTGTTCCATCTATATATATCCTTGGGGGAAATGATACACTTATATCAAGATCAGTTATAAATGTAGATCACACTACATCACCAACATTAGGTGTTCATCATGGCATTCTTATTGATACGTGTAATAATGTTAAAATACTTAACAATACTATTAAGTATCAGCATAGTGATGTTATCGGGATATATGTTGTGGGGGAATCCCATAATATGACGATATCTGATAATTTGATTTATGATTTTGATGCTAGTACGGCAAATAATATATGTATAAGTTTTAATGGTTCACAAAATTATGCAACGATAACAAGAAATGTTTTAGGTGTTAATGGTTTAGGTTCTTATGGAATATTATATTCTTCTGATATTGATGGTGGGAAATTAACTAAAATTAGTAATAATGTTATATTTATAATGTCTGATGATACAGGATGTGGTGGAATATATATACCTTTTTGGGAAACAAATTATGATTCGTATTATACAATAACAAACAATATTATTAGATTTGAAGATTTGGTTATTAATAATGATAGTTTTGCTATAGATGCTAGTATTTATCAAGGTGTTATTGATTATAATAATATTTATAATTTTAAAGGTACAAATGAATTTATAAATAATAATGCTCCAAATGTTATAACAAGTTTAGGTGATAACACTTATGATGTTAACCCGAAATTAAATTACGATGCTTCAGAAGGGGCTAAAACTATATGGAATTTTGATAATTTTTTATTATCAGAGGAAAGCCCTATGTTTGGTGCTGGTATAGGATATTCTGATATTGGTGTTGCTATTTTTGGTGAAGATGGTGAGGTTTATAATAGTAATATCAATATAGTTGATAGTGTGACAAAAAATTATGGCGGTATCACTTATGTTGGATATGGGAATAATGTTAAGAGTAATTTTTTGCATTCAGTATTTACGGAAACATACACAGTGTTTAATAATTCGTATCGTGGCGGTAATGATGTATACCCATCAAGTGATGTATATAAAAACCAATTTTCGTATATAGATAAACCGTTATTTCCTTTTGAGCATGGCGATAGCCTTTATGGTAAAGATTTTCTATATGTATTGGGCAATAAAATTCAATTAGAAGCGTTTACAGGTATAACCTGCCCACCTAACCCAGGATTTGGGTATCCTACATACAATGGATACCAAAACGGTCTGTGGGGGCATCCTAGAACTTCATACGGAAATAGTTGTGGGGTAGATCCATGTACTATTATGGATGATAGTGTTACTGATAGCGCATATACAGATCAATATCTTTCTAGTGAATATGATATAACAATAATCGATTCTATAAATCCTGAGTGTCTTAGTGACGAAGTTGGTCCTATATCGGGTACAACAGGTATAGGCAATATGCCAGTATTAACAATTTTAGGTGATGAAATATTATCAATACCCATAAATTCAACATATGTTGATGCAGGGGCGACAGCTTATGATACAGAAGACGGTGATATAACAGCAAATATTGTTGCTAGTGGTAGTATTATTTTGAGTGTGGCTGGGACATATTATATATATTATTCGATCACTGATAGTGATGGTAATAGAGCAATTGCTACAAGAACAGTTAATATCGTTCCTACGACAGATTTGGGTGATACGCCAGTATTAACGATTTTAGGTAGTAATCCAATTACAGTATACCAAAATTCAACATATTCTGATAATGGGGCTATTGCCTCGGATACGGAAGATGGAGACATAACAGGAAATATTGTTGTTAATGGTAATGTTATTATGACGGTTATAGGAACATATTACGTGAATTATTCAATTACCGATAGTGATGGTAATGTAGCTAATGCCACAAGAATCGTTAACGTTATTGTTGAACCTATAGCTCAAAAGGTATTAGCAATATTAACATTTTCTGACGGATCTACATACGATATTATCGATGGTGAAAATAGATTTGGTACCGACGCATCACAGATAGATTTAAAATTATGGACGTTTGAAGTTTCTGGTGCAATATTGCGTGCGGGTAAATTAAAATCCGATGTTACTGGTGTGGAATTTATATCCGATTCAGGATTAACAGATATTCTTATCTATGCATTTAAATCTAATAGTCCTGCTGATTATGAAAATATTAGTGTTAATACTATAACTATTCCTAATACAGTTACAATTATTAATGGTAACGCATTTTCGGGGTGGAGGGGTATGGGTGGTATGGTCAAATTTCCGTCTAATAGTGTGTTAAAAACCATAGAACAGAACGTGTTTGCTGATTGGGTACTCGCAGGATCTAATACTAATATTAATTTAAAATTACCAATAAGTATAGAAAAATTAGATAATGGTGCATTTAGTGATTGGAATAAAATGCGTAAAGGTGTAGAGTTTAGTTATATGCATACAAATCTAAAAAGAATTGGTGCTAAGGCATTTGTAAATTGGTATGATGCTGATATGTATATTGATTTATATATACCTAAATCTGTAGAATTTATTGGTGTATATGCTTTTGGTTGGTGGACATCTTTTGATAATGGTATAACATTTGAAGCGTCAACTCCTCCGATTATGGAATTTGGCGCATTCAATGAGTTTGGTAAAAATGGCACAAAAAATATTAGTATTCGAGTTGGTGGTGGTACTGTGAGTGATGCAGTATTATCTCAATGGAAAGCTATGTTATTACCTGCTTCTGCACAACAAGGCTTTAAATCAATCAATTGGGTATCATGGGATGACATTGCCTAATATATAAACACATTAAATAATTTCTTTATAATAAAGAGGGACAATATGGCTACAGAAGCTAAAAGAAGAATATTGCATATAAGAACAAATGATATCACTAATGTTCAAGATACACAAATAGGTTTTGAAACTGCTGGTGAGTTATCATATATTCATACTACTCTACACCCAACAACATGGGGTGCTAAAAGTTCTATAATAGAGGGTGGTACATCGGTAATATCAAGATTCACAGCATTTGATAGTATCGTTCGTTTTAGTAAAATTTATTTTGCTAACACAACCCCTATAATTATTGCTAGTGAGTATGAGGGTGAATGGGCAAGTGGCGGTGATAATCGTGATGCTGACCCATCAATAGCAACAACTAGATATGCATCATCTATTAATATTGGTATATGGAGTGGTAAAGGTAATACTAATCCATCAATAAATATTGGTCAATCTGCGGGATTCGAACAAACGACTTTCGACTTTGACACTATATACGCTGCAACATTTTCGGGATTTACCCCTGATGGTTGGGCGTATACACCGTTAATAACACCAGGTGGATTTGGTGTCACGGTTCCGACTATGATAGGTTCGAATATAAATCTTGGTGTAGAGTCTGGATATCTTGGAAGTTCATATCAATCTGTAAATATAGGTATTGGTGCGGGATCATATACATCCCAAGTAAACCAATCAATTAATATTGGTAATGCTGCGGGTGCGTATTCAGCCACAACTCGGTCTATTATGATTGGTGCAGAAGCAGGGATACAAAAATCAGCAAGGCTATTATATATAAATGCTGCTACACCTGCTAATGGCACATATAGGCGAATAGAAGAATTCGGCGTATATATCGGTCACGGTGCGGGAAAAGTCTCATCGGAAAGTAATGATAATGTATGTATTGGACACGATGCTGGCTATGGGTCGTATAATATAACTGTTGATGGGATTTCAACACACAGTGGTGAGAATGTATTTATTGGTCATGAGACTGGATATGGTACAGCCGGGTACAGACAAACAGCTATAGGGGCATGGGCTGGTGTTAGTTCCCAAGGGAAAGAAAATATTAGTGTCGGATATCACGCTGGGGCGGGTCACATTGGATCTACAGATATCATGATTGGGACTGGAGCAGGTGGTTCGTCAACAACAACAATATCACCAACCACCGGTTCGATTGGGTCGTATAATATAACTGTTGGTGATGGTGCTGGACATGGTAATCATTCGTATCACGGTATACATATTGGTCGTGGTGCTGGACATGACATATCTAGTGCTAGTTATGACAACATTATACTTGGGACATTCGCAGGTAATTTCACTAGCCATACAAAATTAACAAATTGTGTTTTTATAGGCGCAAATTCTGGTGAGATTAGTAGTGGGGTTATAGTTACGGCTATGGGTAGTAGTACACTTAGCAATACAGCATCAGATTTATTTCATTTACGAAATGCTACAGGGACACTTCTTAGAGGTGATTTTTATTCTCAAAGATTAGAGATAGAAAAAATATTGCATCTTAGGGATACAACAACTGCTAGTATATCAAGTCCATTTGTGGGCGATATAATATTTGAAGCGGGGGTACCAAAATATTATGCTGGGTCCGCGTGGAATACTTTTGGTGGTTCTGTTGCAGGTTTAGCAGGAATGGAAAATCAAATTGTTGTTAGGAATTCTGTTGGTGGTATTGAAGCTAAGACTTCGGTGATTGGTGGTAATGGTACTATAATATATCCATCAGGTGCTACCGATACGTATTTAGATACGTTATCAGTATTATCCGTTCCTACTAAAAGTTGGGTATCAACTAGGGGTGGTCAATTAGTACCAATAACAGAATCAGCTAAAACAGGGTATATGCTGTACGGTGATAATAGGGCTAACAAAGGTGATATTGGTTCGAGTGCTATAGATTTATCAGTTAGTACATCTTCTAGTAGTACGATGGGGGCTACGGGTTCTTATGCTTTCGCTATCGGACGAAATACTACTGCTTCAGATGAATATTCACATGCCGAGGGTGATAATACCACAGCTTCGGGTAAGTATTCACATGCTGAGGGGTATAATGTTACAGCTTCGGCTGATTATTCCCATGCTGAGGGAGGTAATACTACAGCTTCAGGTGAATATTCGCACTCTGAGGGCAAATTTTCTGTTGCTAGTGGGAACCATTCTCATGCTGAGGGTAGGTATTCCGAAGCTTGGGATGATAGTTGTCATGCGGAGGGAGCATATTCTGTTGCTAGTGGGAATTTTTCTCATAGTGAGTGTGAGAGAGGTATTGCTTATGGTGACGCGTCCCATGCGGAGGGTAGACATACATTTGCGGGTAAAGGGTATTATGGTGTCGATGGGACACACAATTTCACTATAGCTGGTGTATCGGCAGCAAGCGACTTTACAACAGGGGATTGTGATTTTATTACATCAGGTCATAGTGTTGATACACTTAATGTGATTTCAGTAGTTACTGGTACGGGTGATACAGTAATAACATATGATGGTATTCCTGACCCCTTGATAACTATAGCTATACCAAATAATGCGTCATTAAATGAAGCCCAACACGCAGAAGGTTATAGAACTATAGCCCCTAATGATTATATGCATGTGTCGGGTCAGTTCAACGATCCTCAAACTGATACTATATTTGAGGTTGGTGTTGGCGTTAGTGAAACCACTAGGGCTAATGGTTTCGAAATAAAAACAAATGGGTTAGAAGTACGGACACCACTAATGACTACAGCGTCTATTGCTTCGGAATCAACAGGTAAAGTATTGATTACGAAAGAATATGGTGATGCTTATTACGGAAAAGTTCAATATACAGATCCTACGAGTACAGCAATAACAGTGACTTTTGATTATGATGATGGGGATTTCCAAGAATATACTGACGGATATGCATCAACTACAGATGTAAATATTACAGATCCTACTAATATGGTTAATGGTGATGCTATGGTTGTTGTTTTCGTAAAGACCTTAACCAATCACGCTGTTAATTATGATTCAATAGAATTAATCAGTGCGGCTAATACTGGATCATTTATGTTCACAATTACTTATGTTGATAGTAGATTCTTAGTAACTCAAGCGTCAGAGCTATTAGTTTCATAATAAAGGAGATAATATGAATACTAGTTTATTAGCAAAATATTTAATACCTGTAAATACTCATATTGCTATATTAACATATAGCGATTTGAGTACTTCGTATGTGATTGATACGAATATTAATAGGGCTGTGGATGAATAATCAGACATTGACAATTCCAAGTAGTGTTACTAGTATAGGGCTTGATGCATTTCGTAGTTGGTCGTTAAATAATCAGATATTAACAATTCCCAATAGTGTTACTATTATTTATGCTGGAGCATTTTATTTATGGTCTGCTAATGATAAACAATTGACACTATCAAATACATTAACAAGTATTGGTGATTACGCATTTCGTGATTGGAATGTAAACAATCAACCATTAACAATTCCTAATAGTGTTGCAACTATTGGTAGTGAAGCGTTTCGTGATTGGAATGCAAACAATCAGGTATTAACTATATCCAATACATGCACAAGTATTGGTAGTGTAGCATTTTATGCTTGGGAATTAAACAATCAGGTATTAACGATTCCGAGTAGCGTTACTAGTATTGGGCAGCAAGCATTTCGTAATTGGTTAGCGAATAATCAGGTGTTAACAATTTCTAGTGGTGTTACGACTATTGGGGATAAGACTTTTAGTTATTGGACAACAAATGATCGAGTATTAACAATCCCTAATAGTGTTACTAGTATGGATAGTGGGGCATTTCGTGATTGGAACTTAAACAATAAGGTATTAACAATTTCTAGCGGTATTACGTCTATCGGAGAATCAGTATTTGCTTCGTGGTTTGCAAACGATCAAGTATTAACAATCCCAAGTAGTGTTACTAGTATTGGTGATTACACATTTCGTGATTGGCACGCAAACAATAAGGCATTAACAATTCCTAATACTGTTACTAGTATTGGTGACTACGCATTTGAGGATTGGCGACAAAACAATCAGGTATTAACAATTTCTAGTGGTGTTACTAGTATTGGGTCATATACGTTTGGGTATTGGCTCGTAAACAATCAGGTATTAACAATTCCTAATAATGTTACCACTATTGGTAGTGAAGCGTTTCGTGATTGGGAATTAAATAATCAGGTATTAACAATTTCTAATACGTGCATAAGTATAGGGGAGGGATCATTTCGTAATTGGAAAGCAAATGATCAAGTATTAACAATCCCTAATAGTGTTACTAGTATCGGAAATAACGTGTTTACTAATTGGCAAACAAACGACCAGGTATTAACAATTTCTAGCGGTCTTACGGCTATCGGGGAGTCAGTATTTGCTGGGTGGTTTGTGAATAATCAAGTATTAACAATCCCAAGTAGTGTTACTAGTATTGGTGATCGCACATTTGATCGGTGGGAATTAAATAACCAGGCATTAACAATCCCTAATACTGTTACTAGTATTGGTGTTGGTGCGTTTGAAGAATGGTACGCAAACAACCAAATATTAACAATTTCGAGTGGTGTTACTAGCATAAGTAATGACGCATTTACTGATTGGCGAACAAACAATAAGGTATTAACGATTCCGAGTAGTATTACTAGTATTGGTATTAGCGCGTTTCGTACTTGGGAGGCAAACAATCAGGTATTAATAATCCCTAGTAGTGTTGTTAGTATTGGGGAAAGGGCGTTTTCTACTTGGAGTGCAAACACACAGCAACTAGAATTTTTGGGGGTAACTCCACCAACAATAGGGTCTAATGCGTTTGCTGATTGGAATGGTTCGATTGTTGTGATAGTCCCAGGTGCGGCAAATCTTTCTACTTGGAAGACTGCATTGACAGGTGCTGGGGTATTTGCATCAATTAATGGAACTTCGTGGGCGTTGATACCATAGTAATCACAATATTTTTAATTAATAAAAGAACCTTTCCATATATTGGATGGGTTCTTTTATTTTATATAAATAATAGGGATATATTAATATTGGGGTTGTTTATGAATCATGACATTAAAATTTGTGTTCCGTATTATAATGTAATAGAAGAAAAGACACAACAAGGTATTTATGATTTACTTGATACTTTTGAGCTTAATTGTGCTTATTTGAGTATGCAAGGCACTAATATAGCTAATACTAGAAACGCGTTAGTTAATGATAGTAAATCTGATATGGAATACCAAAAATTGGATACAGATTTCACGCACATATTATTTGTTGATGCGGACACAATACCAACGGTAGAGGTAGTTAAAAAACTTCTTAGTTATAATGTTGATGTTGTTTCGGCATCATACAAGAGTAGAGAGCAATCTTATAGTTATGTTGGCGGGATATTTAGTTATAATGATAATGGGGAGTTTGTCGATGCTCTTAAAATGAAGAGTGATTCCGAAGGACTTATGGAAGTTGATTGGGTTGGGGGTGGATGTGTTCTTATTAAGAAAGAAGTTTTTGAAAAGATATCATTTCCTTGGTTCAGATACCCAATAGTAGAGCTTAATAAAGATGGTAATGTATACAAAAAATTGATATATGAAGATGTTGGTTTTTGTATGAATTTAAAAGAACATGGGTTTAAAATTTATTTAGATTGTGATTCGCAAGTAACTCATTTGGCAAGACATTATAATTCTAATATAGTGACTGATAGCGAAGTTTTATTTAAAAATGTTAATGATGATATCAATAAAATGTTTCAAGTTATAAGAAGTATGTCGTTTGAATTAAAACAAGCATACGACGAAATAGATAAA